TTGTTTTGCGCTAATTTTTTGCCCCATCCATGCCCCATCACACAGCCAACTCACCAAAAGCACAAAGCCTTGCAAACTGATGCAAAGCTTTGTGTGCCTCACTTTTGTCTCACCAACCAACATCACTGGTCGATCGATCCACTTTCAAATGCTAAACTTTCGGCCTCTAAGAATTCACTGATTTTTATAATGTTAAAGCTATTTAGTCGTTATGTTTCTGTTGGTGTGCTGAACACAGCCATCCACTGGTTGTGCTTCGTGGCTCTGTTCACCTTGATGGGCATGAATCAGGCGATATCTAATCTTGTCGCTTTCTGCTTTGCGGTTACGTTCAGCTTTTTTGTTAATGCCAAATGGACATTTAAGTCAAAAGCAACAACTGGCCGGTACGTAGCGTTTGTCATATTTATGGGGGCTATGGCGGCGCTGACTGGTTACATTGCAGATCGCCTTCACGCTCCAGCACTAATCACCCTGATTGCATTTTCTGGATTCAGCCTGGTATCAGGGTTTATATATTCAAAATTCATTGTCTTTAGGGATGAAAAATGAAAATCTCGTTGGTTGTTCCGGTCTTCAATGAAGAAGATACCATCCCCATCTTCTATAAAACGGTTCGGGAATACGAAGGGCTTCAGCAGCATGAAGTGGAGATCGTCTTCATCAATGATGGCAGCAAAGATGCGACAGAATCAATAATTAACGCGCTTTCTGTTGCCGACCATCTCGTGGTCCCAATATCATTCACTCGCAACTTCGGAAAAGAGTCTGCACTATTCGCCGGACTTGACCATGCGACCGGTGAAGCGGTTATCCCGATTGACGTCGACTTGCAAGACCCGATTGAGATCATTCCGCATCTGATAGAGAAATGGCAGGACGGGGCAGATATGGTGCTGGCTAAGCGTTCTGACCGATCAACTGATAGCCGAATGAAGCGTAAATCTGCTGAGTGGTTCTATAAGCTGCACAACAAAATCAGCAATCCAAAAATTGAAGAAAACGTGGGCGATTTCCGCCTGATGTCGCGTGAAGTCGTAGAAAATATCAAGCTCATGCCAGAGCGTAATCTCTTCATGAAAGGTATTCTTAGCTGGGTTGGTGGCCGTACAGATGTCGTTGAGTATGCTCGCGCTGAGCGTGTCGCAGGGGATTCAAAATTTAATGGCTGGAAATTGTGGAATTTGGCATTGGAAGGAATTACTAGCTTCTCAACATTTCCTCTACGAATGTGGACCTACATTGGACTTTTCGTTGCAGGGCTGTCCTTTGCGTATGGGACGTGGATGATCTTCGATACTCTTGTATTCGGAAATCCAGTTCGAGGCTACCCTTCTCTGTTGGCATCAATACTATTTCTTGGTGGTGTGCAATTGATTGGTATCGGTGTACTAGGTGAGTATATTGGTAGGATTTATGTTGAGGTAAAAAACAGACCAAGATACATATTAAAAGGTGGAAGAAGTGATAAAAAATAGAAATATAATATTCCTTTTTTTTGCTACAGCATCTATGCTGTTAACACCTGTTTTTTATTATTCATGGAATGGGCCAAAAAAAACAGACTTAGAAAATATTGAATTCTCTGGAGTTAACTCTGCAATTGACAATTGTACTGTGAGCGATAAATCCTTCACCGTATCAGGATGGGCCTATCCAGATGAGGCCAAATCAAAAAAATATACTGGAGTTACTTATATCATAATTAAAAACTCAGGTGAATATTACAAAGTTAGAACTAAAAGAACTTTAAGGAAAGACGTTAGCTCATATTTTAAATTGGGTAACAATGCAGATAATAGCGGATTTGTTTCTGGTTACAGCTTTTCCATTTCAGGCGTTAAGCCTGAGAAAGAATTTTATGTTATCACCGAATTCAACGGTATCAAGAGGGGTATAATACGTGCTTGCAAATAAATACAAAATAACCCCGTATGTTGTGCTGTGGGCGGTGACAGCATGGTATCTATTTGTTAGCATAAATATTATGAGTGGTACCGACGATATGTTTTTTGCCACAATACTGCAAAAGATGAGTCTATATGATTTCACAGAAATGCGTTATCACACATGGAGTGGTCGGTATCTGATCGAGGCGTTAATGGTAAAAACAATAAATATTGCCTACGCGCCGCAACTCATAATAATATCGTCATTTGCTCTTCTTTCGTATTCAATATCCAGAATTGCAAGTGACGATGGCAGAGTGTCATTACTATCGATTACAATTGCATCTATGCTGGTGCTTGCTGTTCCGGGAACCTCCAGTCAGGCCATTTTATGGATATCTGGTGGTTACAACTACGTTCTGCCGATCGCATTAGGAATTTACGCTATATCAAATCTCATACATGAGAAACATAGCGTACTTACTGTGTCACTCGCTGCATTGTTTTTTTCTTGCAACAACGAGCAGTTCGGGGTAGTGGCACTTCTTGTAATCGCTATAACTACATCCATAAGAAAATTTAAAAGGTTGCCAGTAAAATATGAAATCATTTACCTTTTAACTGCTGCTGTTTCTTTCTTTTCTAATATGCTTGCCCCAGGAAACAAAGCGAGATTCCTTGCAGAGGTTCCAAACTGGATGCCTGATTTTAACAATCTATCTTTGCTTGATAAGATTACTATAGGCATGGACAGATTGAACAACCATGTTCATTATCCAGATAATATTACATTGTTTATATTTTGTCTTATTGCGTTATTTCTCGCAGCACGTAAAAATAGATTAACTCTGATTTCTTGTGCAGCTATAATCTTTTGTGGAATGCATGCGTTGTACTTCATTTCTACTTTTTATCCCAAGTTCTCCTTCTACCATACAAAAATGTTGCTTCCTGAATTTATCAGAGCTGATAGTGCAGTGCCAGAATCATGGTCAGCAGTGAGCTTATATACATCTTATGCACTTTCAATTTTGACGGTTTTGTCTTCATTTTTTTCTGTAGCAGACAGTAAGAAGTTACAATCTTCCTTTTGGAAGATCATCATCATAATGTTATGTGGCGTAGCTTCTGCCGTTATGATAGGGATGTCTCCTACTGCTTATGCCAGTGGCGCGCGAGTCATGTTCATTTTTGATGTTACTGTAGTCATTGGAATATTGTCCGCACTGAATAAAACATATGATAAACGCCCCCATTAAGGGGGCTATAGGTTATATAATTGCCCTGCTAACTTCAGTAGCTACACCTCCATTTGATACCCTTAACGTTAGAGAGCTACCAACGCTTAGTGCGGCGTTTGCGGCGCCAGCTAATTTAAGGTTGGCGCTATTCACAATATTAAACCCACTAGTTCCAGTATTTGTTATGATTACAAAAGAGCGAGCCATCGTGAATAGCTGGTTCGGCATTGATACTACAACATTGGCAGTGATATCTGACATTTAATATGCTCCGGGCGCAGCAAAGCCGCACAAGCTAAAACTTGCGCAGCGTTGCGATATATTTGGGTTATAATTAGTTAAAAATAAGGAGACTTTATGGAACGTGATTTGCTTAACTTTGCTTTGTTACTATGCGGAATTGTGGTCGGCAGGTTGTTATTCGCTTAGTGCTTCTGATTTAGCTCCCTGAGCAACGGAGTTAACAGCACGCTCAACTTCAGTCAACGCTTTCTCAAATGCGGTAGAACCACGCGGAGTGTTAGCGAGACGAAGCATTGCGTTCCGAGCCGGTTCACTCTCATACATTCTCGCCAGCAATCCGTATCCACCACCGGCTCCAACTAGAGCTGGGTTTGTTGCTGATCCAATTCCTAAGATAAATGGTATTGTCTGCTGACCTGTTGGTGTTGTTACCCCAGCTTGCCCTGCCCGCTTGGTTGACTCGAGATAGTTCTTCATCCCTTTCAGATACGCAGCATCACGTCCTTTAAAAGCGATTCCTGTCTGGTTAGACATCAGATTAACCTGGCGCAGGAATTGGTCTGGAGAACCGCCTGATTTCTCCATAGCCTTTCCGATGATACCGTTACGCATTTGTGCGCGGCCAACCTGACCGACTGACCGGTACAGATTCTGAACCTCTGATTTGTTCTTGCTGAAAAGCATGTTGTTGACCACTTCAGGAGTCAGATCACCTTTCATCAAAACGTTTTTTAAGCGGGTATTCTGGAGCTTACTCGCCTCATCTGCGTATACCGCATTGGCCTGCTTGTATCTGCGCAGAGTGTCGTTTCCAAGGTTCTGGCCAATGGAGTTATCAATATCTCCTGTCATTGCCCTGTATACACGCTGCACTGCCGCCTCAGCTGGCGGTGGCATTTGTGTCCTTTCGCCTCTGACATCCATCCTAAATTGCGTTCGCAGTCTGCTTAACTGTTCCAGGTCAACATCACCTTTAGCTAATTCATTCCTGTATGCCTGAAGTTTGCTAATTGTATCCGTGTCGGCAACTTGCCCTAATTTTTGCAGTTTTCCAATCTCATCATCTATCTGCTGAATTGCTCGCGTTGGTTGAATGTTGACTCCTGTCATTGCGCTCTGAACTTGCTCAAGACGGTTGCCTGCTGCTTTCCGAATTCCTGATGTTTTTGCCTTCAGGCTGCCAATAACAATTGACGGATCATACTCACCAAACCGTGATGCAAATTCATCTACCAACTGACTACGTGCCCCTTGCTGGTTAGCTCGCATAGTGCTTGTTCCAGCAAATGGGATATTTTCAGCTGTGGTTTGCGCCATGCGACCGACGCGGGAGTTTGGCTGCAAAACGTCAGTAGTATGCAGAGGAACGTCAGCAGCATTAGCGAACTGAATAGCCTGCTGTGCTTCTGGTGCTATTGCACCTCTAATTCCACGATAAGCAGCACCGGCCGCACGACCTAACTGGTTAATCGCGCCGCCCAACACAACACCAGTTCCGAGATCTGTTGCCAGAGCTTCAGGATTATCACTCTCACTATTAGCAGCCATCGAACCAACAGCGTTTTCAGCAAGCAAGCGTGATGCACCATGAGCAACGCGACCGGCAATAGATGGCGCTTGCGCTGCAATTCTCTCTGCCCCAACAGGAGTCAAATATGGCAGCGCTTCAGAGAATATTTTACCTTCCATCGTCTGTGGAGTAAGAGAACCTTGTTGCAATCCAAAGTCCTGCTCAAGCCCTTGAGTCGTGACGCGTGGTGCTGGCTGATATGTTCCATCACCTATGCCAAGCTTCTGGCCAGCCCATGCCCCGGCGCTGGCGACAGCATCAGCCATTGATGCCGGGATGTTCGCCAGGTTAACGCCAGCCTGAAGCAATCCACGTCCAGTCTCTGCTGCGGCATTCCCAAGATCGGACATGAAGCCACCTTGTTGCTGTGGCTGAGCAGACTCCTGTGGTTGTTGTGCTGTTTGTTGAGTAGTTGGAGGTGGATAAGCAGCATAGAAAGCCTGTTTAGCCTGTTCTGCATCGTTTCCGGCTTGCGGAGCTACTACTTCATTGAAGTATTGCTCCTGCGCCTGTGCTTTCTGCTCTGGTGCTAATGCCTGGTACTGTTGAGAGGCAATAACGTCTTTCCATGCCTTAGCCATTAATCACCCCATAGAGACTGGTAGCCATTTTGCTGTTGTGGTTGTTGCGCTGCCGGTGCTACCGGCTCCTGGTAATCAAACTGCTTCTTCACAGTCCCCAGCTTACTTTCTAACTGAGTACGAATTTTACCTATTGACGATCTAAACGCGTCTTCGCTCATCTTTGGACTCAGAGCGCCAACAGCATCAGATAATTTTTTACCTTCAGCGTCAGACAAGGCACCCATGCCTTTTAAGCTAGCTACCATAGGCAAGAACGTCTGCGCCTTGAATGTATCAAGACGGGCCTCGAAGTTTGCGGCATCAGATCCTGGTACCGTTGGGAAAGCAGAACGGACACCTACCGCCTTCGACAAACCAGGGCTTTTCTCAATCTCACCAAGGGAGTCAAGCGCCGTACTGAACGTATCAACCGCTCCCTGTGCCGCCGCTTGTCTGTCGGATTTTGCTATTTCAGCCTTCTGACGAACATCAGCCTGCTTCTGCTTAAGTTCATCCAGTTTTATCTGATTAGTCTCTCTGGCGATTTGACGATCGAGAACCTTATCCTGTAATTCGGCCCGCTGAATTTCACGCGATAGCGCTGCGTTCTGTGCACTGATGTTTTGCCCGCGAACGGTGATATCTTGCCCGCGTTGCTGAAGAGCTTCTCCAGCCTGATTGCTACGGATAGTTTCAGCAAGTTTGCCGCGGTCAATGTCGCGACCTGCTACTTTATCCTGAATATCGAAATACTTTTCAGGACCTACTGCATGCATCCCGATCAGGTCTGTTAGCTGAGAGAATCCTTCAGGACTTTGCTGATATGTCTGCCATGCCTGCTCAGGAGATACACCAATTTGCTGCAGAGTATTCTGATGAGTTGCAAGCTCTCTCATTACCGCATCTGGCCCTTGTGCAGCGGCGATATTCAGTCGTGCCGACATATCTCCCATCGCCTGATTTCGATCAGCATCAACAAACCCCATGCCCTGACGGATTGTTTCAATCTGGTCTGGATTCGTGGCCGCGAGTTGACGCAAGGCATCGCGATCACCTGCGGCATAAGCCTGACCGAATGCCTGCTGAAATTCAGATAAGCGCTTAGCCGACTCACCCTGTCCGATGGCCTGACCTACCGCACCAAGACCATGAGCAAGTTGAACACCTACGTTTGGGCGCTGGCTAAAGTCGTAACTTGATAGTGATGGCTGACCTGGCGCGTTTTGGTTTGCCACCTGCATTGATGGCAGACCAGCTAGTTGAAATGTAGCCACGATAACTCCTTAGAAGAGAGAGCCAAGCAATCCGATACCAGCACCGATACCAGCTCCCCATGGCGTGGAAGTACCTAACAGGCTTGCAATACCAGCACCTGCAAGCGCACCACTCGTACCGCCGCTAATGGCGCTCCCCAGCGTGGATTGCCCAGAACCCTGAGAGCGAATAGCTGCCATCTGCTGTGCGAGATTTCCGGCGTTGTTGGCGTAGTTCTGGCCAGCTGAAGCCTGACCTGCTGCCGCAGACTGACCGACATTTAACAGGTTGCCGTAATTCTGCATCTGCCCTGAAAGCCAGTTCTGTCCAAGCGTTGGCGCAATGGATGCCAGTTGATTAGATGTCGCGGTAGAGCCAAGTCCACCGGTTGCTTCGGCTGCATTCAGTGACTGATAGCGAGCCTGATTGGCTAACTGCTTATATTGGTCTGAGTTGTAATATTGATTGAGTGCACTGTTCTGACCACCCAATGTTGATAATTGCTGAATCTGTTGGAGTGCTGGCAAACCAGCGGCGGCGTATGGTGCAAGCTGCTCCATGACGCGGTTGAACTGCTCGTCTTGCTTGTCGGCTGCATATTTTGTTGCTTCAGCTGCTGCTTTCTGCCCACTGCTTGATGACCCGCCCTTCCCACCTTTCAGGTACAGGCGATTCTCGAGATGTTTACTCGCAATCTGAAAAATTAGCATGTTATTACCTATCTTGAATGACGGGAGAGGAAGTCGATTAGTTCTTCGCGGGTTGCTGAATAGAAAGTGACGTCGTCTACGCCTTTGAAATACTTCTTGATGGTTCCCACTCGGTTAAGGCCGATCATCGCGCAGTAAATCTGGCCGTGACGGAACTTACGCGCCGCATAGGAGATGACGCAGGCGAAATTTGTTGTGGTGATGATGTGTCGCCAGAATGCCAGGCCAATGTCTTTGCTGAATCCTCTGGCATGCGTAAGATACATCGCGTGACAGTCGAATGTTAACGGCTGCGTTTCGTGGTAATAGACGATGCCGCCGAACTCACCATGCACGTGGACTTCGAAATATTTCGTGTCTGGTTTGTAGTCGTAGCCGTCACCGTTATTGCTACCGGCGATGATTTCTGGATGGTTACCAACAGCCTCAACTAAATCGGCATCTCGCGTTGGCTTAAATGTAATCATCATTGCTCCGCGATAATTTTTATGGTCGTGGCAGTGAATGCCGCGCCATTTGCCTGGATTGTTAACGTGCTGCCATTTGTTGCAAGGAAGCCGTTTTTATCAACGCTGAAGAATGTTGAAAGAAGGATATTACTGGTCGTCGTTGCGGCATTTCTGCTGTCTACCAACGTATCAGGAACCGCGCCAGAGAAGGTTAACTGCATTGACCGGTTAGTTGTTCCACCAGGGAATGTTCCAACGATGGAGAGCTTAAAATTTAAAGTCTTGTTCTCGTTGTATACGACCATCTTGTCTGACGTTGTATTGAAGAATGGAGCAAGCGTTCCTGATGTAGGGGTTAGCGCCTTAAGCATCGTGATCAGGTTTGTCGCAGTGGTCGGAATAACCTGGGATATTCCAGTGTAAATAACCTCCGATTTCTTGCGTGTTGTGGCATATTCCAGATCATCAATACGTGTTTCGTGATCAGCTAATTCTGTCTCATTTGTAGTGATTCGCGCCTCATGGTTGGCAAGCGTAGTCTCAATGTCTGCGACTTCTTCAATCAGGTAATCTACATCGTTACGCAGTACATCAATCTTTCCCTCTGTCGTTGTCAGTCGTACATCGAGTAACTGAATAGCCTGGGTATTGGCGGTAATTCTTCCCTCGTGATCTGCAAGAGTAACGTCCTGTTCATCATTCTTAACTTGCGCCTCATAAGCTCCCTGACCAGCCTCGTTTGCTTTGCTAGCTACATTGGTGAAGTCGATAGCCTGGGACAAGATGTATTGCGTGTAAGCCGGACTCCATCCTGCTGGAATTGATGATGCATTAAGGCTGACAGCACGAACGATGACTGGTTGGTTTAAAGACGGATCAGCCATCACTCAATCCTTATTTGTGCGCCTGATAATGTGACAGGTGACTTGGTGATAACCCTGATTTTGAATCCGACGTTTTTACGGATGCGCCCGACACGCTTCCAGATGACGCGCTTGTCGTACACGAATGGCGCGTTCTGCTCAATCATCTGCTCTCGACCATAGTTGATGCCGTCAGTGGTTGCAGAAAGGAATAACCGGTCAGCGTATTGGGCAACGCCGGTTGATGATTCGACTTCGAAATCGAATACTCTGGCATTATCAGCCTTGAAAAGCGGCGTGAATAACAGGTGCTCCTGCTGCTTTTCGTACTGGCTGGAGATGTCGAACTGAAGAGCGCCCTTCACTGCTTCCAGTTTGTCTCCGCAGGTGATCGTGTTTCCTTCGTACATGAAGTCGATAGCGCGGTACACATCGTCATATAGTCCAGTTTTCAGGATGCACCACTGTGGCCCGTTCTGTGATGCCGTGCCGTCATATACCAGCACATGGCGCGGAAGGTGAATCATCAGCAACTCATGAGAATCGAAGCGCAGAGATTCCATTACGGCTGTCGATAGTTCATCCGCAGCGTACTCACGAAGAATCTTCTCGATGCTTGATGTGGCGATCGGAGTTGCTCGGCCAGAGTCGATGATATACACCGAAGGCGCACCGTTTGCCGGGTTGCTGACGATGGCATAAGCGTCCATGAATACACATTTGCAGAACGTACCAGCAATACCTTTTGGCACCATGTACGCAGGGTTGGCAACATAGAGCGCCGCGCCAACTGTAGATGTCCCTGTCAGCGTGAAATATTCAATGGTTGATGAGCCAAAGCAGACGATGAAATCGCGCCATGTTCCGATGCCGATGATTCCGTCAGGCTGTGACTCGGCTCGATATTCAGCTGCGTACCGGTCAGGATGCGATTCATCTTCAAGATCGGTAATAAACCATAAGTCTGAGTTATCTTTCGCCCAGGCATATCGGCCACGCAACCGGGTTACGTCACGCGCGGATCCGAGTTCGTACTGAGTGAACCCGCTATCAACGGGCCAGTTGGCAATCGTCTTTGTGGTCCCGTCGTACCGGTACTCGACAACATTTCCATTAACACAAACAGCCTGAGATGTGCGACCGTGGGCCAGCGACACTCGAGATGTACCCGCAACATCACCCACTGCCGAATCAGAACGATACATCTTGCCTCCCATGACGCGATATACGGCATTCTGAGAGGTGTTGTACTCTGCACCGCGAGATGTGCCAGCAACGTCTGATAACTTCGTTACACCGGGGAATGAGCGAAGATAGCCGTTACTATTGAGCACTTCTTTCGGTGTCGCCAGCATGTTCACCGGGAGATAGTCGATGTAGTCGGCGTTTTTGAAGTTTTTCCCAACGCCTTTTATCAATGGAAACTGCTGAATCGGCATTTACTCACCTATGGATTTGGTACATCACCGTCAATTGGTGGCAAGTCGCCAGGGTAATAGCGATCTGCTGTGTAGACGTCGTATTTATTGCCCTGACCAACAGGAAAGTCACCACGGCGGCGCATAGATGGAACGACCAACGTGTCGGTCAACAAAGCGTCGTATGCCCTGGAAGCGTTTGTCTCGATTCGTGGCGTTGGCTCAATGCCATAATCGGACATCATGCGGAGAAGAAGTTGATAGCCAACAGCATGTTTGTATTTGCGTGGTAGGCCAGAGTCATCATCAGGTAGCGGCTCTTCGTCATCAGCAGAGAAGATGTATCCGATTTCACCCGGATTAATTAGCCACTCGGCCATCATATCTTCTAAATCGACAACGCCATCCTCTACTGATTGAGGCTCTACATCTGTAAGTGTTGCGTTAGATGCAACTGCAAACTTTCTCAGGGAAAATAGAACAATCTCACCCTTGGTCAGCGTCGTTGACATTATCTGCCGCCTTACGTCCGCGTTTGGTGGCTGGCTTCAGGTCGTCAACTGAGGCGACAAAGCCTAGCTTCTGGTAAATGGGGAAATCTTTCTCGACGATAACGGCCTGGACATGCCCTGATTCGTTATCTGCGGTAAGGAATACACTCATGCGATCCATGTTCACCTCAAAAAGAAAGGGGCCGAAGCCCCTTGTGATTACGGATTACCGAAGAACTGACCACCCATGTGAGGGTTAAAGCACACGTAGGCTGGCAGCAAGTCGAAACGCATTTTCTGCACGTTGGCGTCGCCATCAGCGTACTTGTGCACGCGGATTGAGAAGCCTTCGTAAGTTGCGACAGCGGAGTCGATGCTGTTCAGCTTCGGCAGCGGGATAGTGCCCAGTCCGCAGAAGAATTTGTTGTAGAACAGGTTCGGCTTCATGGTCTGGCCTGCAGTGCCAATCACGGTTACTTCGTCACCGGAGGTAACCGCGCGGCTCACCGCGTTGTACTGCTGCTGAGGCGCTGCGTCGTAAATAGGAACGCCGGACAGCGTTACGGTCACGGCACCGCCTGCGGTTGAGTTAGCATCGGCCAGAACAGTAGCGGTGAAGCTGATCGGAGCGGATCCGTTATACAGAACCTGCTTGGACTGCTGCTGCAGCCAGTAGGTGCTTGTGAACTTAATCTGATCGCCTGCTTTCAGGAAGCCGGTGACAGATGCTGTCGCGCCAGCCAGGGTCAGGCTGAACTGATAGGTATCTTTCACCGCGTCGTAGGTGACGGTTGGAGTGGTGGATACAGTCAGCGTACCGCCGAATGCGCCCTGAGTGCGAGAAGCCAGGCCGTTGGACATCAGCGCGCGGATACCGCCGAAGTTGGAGGCGATCTGAGCCTGTTCCCATGCGGTGCGAACCAGTTGGTCAGAAGCATGCAGGCCAGACTGAGCATCTGCCAGGCGCTGCGCCGACCATGGGTCCATAACCGCATAGTTCTCACCCTCTTCAACGCCCAGGTCTTTCAGGAATGAGGCAGTTTGCGCCACATCTGACCATTTGTTGATCGGGGTGTTCGGACTGCCGAGAGACAGCGCGCCGTTACGCATCATGAATTGCGCCAGTTCAGTCTCCAGATCGGTAACGATACGCTGACGAACCGGTGCCAGAATCTCATCCAACTGGTTCAGCTTGATAGCTTCTTCCAGTTGGGTGTACTCAACTGCCACGGTGATGTAATTACCGACACGACCGGTAGCCTTACCGGAGACGATGTTGTTTTTCGTCTGACCGGAGATGTCACCCGTAGGGGTGCGAAGAGATGAGAACTGATGCGGACGCTTGAAGCTTACGCTGTCGCCGGTGCTGGAGTTGATTTCACCTGCAAGCAACTGACGGTCTACGGTTTTTGCCAGCACCAGATCGGACATGAAGCCCGGCAGAAATTTCTTGAGAACGATTTGACTGACGTTGCTGTCGAGTTTGTTAGTAGTAGCCATTTAGCTTTTCCTATTCGATGATTGCGCCGGGGCAGAATTTGTTGAAGTCGTCTTGTTTCGCATCAGCGCCGCCACCGCGAACTTCCGGCTCTGGTTTGATGGCTTTCTTAGGTTTCGGTGCAAGGCTCACTTGCTTGCTAATCTGGCCTAAGAGGAATGCTGCGCGAATTGGGTCTGTCTCAGTGGCTACACGCTGGCGTAGTTGTTGGTTCTTTCCAAGCGCATATGCGATCAGTTCTGAACCCTCGTCTGCTGCATGAATCAGAATTTCCTTCTGGATATCGGAAAGCTCACGTCTGGCGATCTCTTCCATCTCCTGGTAATCCTTCACCGGTAGCTTGGCCGCTCGTTCTTTATGGGCATCGATTCTTTTCTGGAAGTTTTTCTGATATTCCTGCTGCTGACGCAGTTGATCCTGCTTGCTCTTCTCGGCACGGCCTTTCTTCTCATGCCAATCAGTTAGCGCCTGTTCAAATACCACCTCGTCGTAATCGCATGACTCAAGAGTCGGCTTTGGAGGCAATGCGTCTGATTGCGGTTGCTGCACTTCTGCTGGCTTGGATTGAATCTCCTCAAGCTGGCGGCGCAGTTCCCGTAACTCTTTTTCTTTCTCGCGGTTGTTCTTGCGTAAATCTTTCACCCACTGGGGGGCTGGCTGACCATCAACGTGATCGTCATCCTCTTCCGTCAGTTGAATTTCTTCGTCACCGATGCGCAGGGAGTATTCATCCGGCTGCTCTTCGGCCTGTTCACTTTCGGCAGCAACCTCTTGCTCAGTATCGGCCTGGACTTTCTTCTCATGCTCATCCTGTTGCTCAGTGGTTACTTCTTCGGCTGATTCCTGTTTTTCAGACAGGTCAATAACCTGACCGTCGATGATCAGTTCGCTTTCCATTGATTACTCCTGATTAACTCGACAGTGAGCCTGTCGGTGGCTGTGGTGATGTGATTTGTTTCTGTTGGGATTCGGCGACATCTTTGAGAAGCCTGATTGCTTCCATGACTGCTTTGTCGTCGATGTTTCTGGCCTGCGCCAGTTTGTAGACGGTATTTGCTTGACTCTCCATTGCATCCTGCTGGGCCGTGAATGCTTTGATTTGAGTTTGGGCAGTTTCGTTTGTGGCTTTTTGTGCTTCAGCCTGAGCCGCAACCATTTGAGCCTGAGCGAGAACCATTTCAGGGTTCTGCTGACTTTGCGCGGCCTGCTGCGCTTGCATAACAATCTGCTGCTCTTTCTCATTGCGAGGTTTAACAATTCCAGAGATAAGCAGTTGATTGCGGTTGTACTCCTTGAAGTCGTCCAGACCCTCCCCGTCGATGTTATCCAGAATGATCCCCTGAATAGCAGGGCGCATGGGGTCGTTAGGTAGCATCGTGCTTAGCACATTAGTCAGAACTGATACCGTCGCATCTCGACGAGCCGTATAGCTTGGACCAACATCAACAGTCACATCGTAACGACCGGTTGAAAGGTCATTCAGTGCTACAACCCGTCCAGTCTGTCGGTCAACAACCTGCGCATTCATCAGCGCAATGTCATCGGTTCCGTCTTCGTTGACGACACGTACCTCGCGATCTGAACCGTAAACTTCACGAGCCATGGATAACCAGACTTCGCCGGCACGCTTCAGGCTCTTAGCCATGTTGTCCAGGTAGATGAACGAGGCCATATCTGCGCGGTTCATCAGGTTGTTAACCGTTTCCTGCGCGATATTGCTAGGCATCTGCTGCATTGCCTGGCTGCCACCGGTTACTTCCTGAATGTCTGCACTGGTCTGCTGCAGTAACGCCGCCAAAGCCTGATTCATGATTGCCGGCTGCGTATACCCTGCTGGGGTAGCGCCTGCAATGATGTTCCCGGCTTTATCCTTCACTTCACGCAATGGCAGGAACGCAGGACGTTTCTTGTTGCGAGCTTCCCAGTGCTTCTCAAGGCCCCGTATTTGCTCCATACCGACGATGGGTATTTGCCCGGGGTCTTGTGCTGCCGTGTCGGCCAGCATTGAAACCTGAAGGTTGTAGAGGCGCTGCGGGTCCATCGCTTTTGCAATGTGACCTTCTACACGCTCTATATCGTCGATGAACCAGCGTTTACCATATACCGGGATAAGCGGGATATGTTCGCCAGGAATGCGCCGAGGTTTCTCAAGGAAGTTCTGACCATCCACTACTGATACATAAACACGGCGGCGCTTAACGGAGCGACGCGCAACTTCCTGGAATCCAGCAAGCGCTAACTCGTCTTCGATATCTTCAATCTGGTCGCTGTCGTAGGTGGCAATCTCGCCAGTGATTGGCTGGCGATAACTGATTACATCTACAGACTCTTTGCGTACTTCGTAATACTTGGCGATGTAAACAACTTCAGGCTCAAACCAGTCGTATTCCCAACTGGTCATCGTGGTTACATCTAGAGATGCTGGAGGTGTCTTCCCATATTCAGCCTCGTACTTCTCAGGCGACAGTGAGTACATGCAGAACGCCCACAGAGCGTCTGACTTGTCGTACTTCTTCGCGTCAGGGTCGAACCATACTGAGCGTGAAGGGTCGTATACCGGTTCAATGGCAATGCGCTGGCGCTCATCCATCGGATCGTATTCATTGACCAGCATCGAAGTTAAACGGAAGCATCCAAAGCCACCCGTTGCGGCGTCATCAAATGCGTTATCGCAAGCCTCACCACCATCCGTCTCTTCGTAGTCAGCGCGGAACAGGCCATTCAGCTTGTTGGCTAACTCTTCGCTGGCCTCTTTGTCACCAGGGCGAAACTTAACGGTGATTCGGTTATTGCGATATTCAGCTATGATGCGGTTAAGCTCGGTAGCTACCTTGTTAATCTCAAACTTTGGGTACTTCTCAAACTGGTCATCAAGCTTGGTTCCCGCTGCCGTTGCTCCTTCCCATTGACCGCCAGGGACACGAGCGAATCGCGTAGCCTCAATGCACTTTTCGCGCACGTCTTGCTGCGGCGTATAGGCGCGGTCAAACCTGAGCATGATGCGCTCATGTTTTTTCTCTAATGTCTCTGCCATTTTTACCAACCGGAGGATGAGGGAACGTAGACATCCTCTTCAACTGGAGGATTCTTTATGTCTGCAAAGCGGATTGCATAGCGACGCATCATGTAGGCGTAACGAACAGCATCAAGGATGTCGTCGCGCACCTTCACAATCTTTCCTTTCTCGTCGCGGTGATAGAAGTTGTACTCTTCGAAGAAGTCACGGAGGCCAGAGAACACCCTGAATTTGCCTCTGCGCATTAGGTCGTATAACTCGAATAATCCAGGCTCAACTGCCCTGCTACCATCTTCCCACTGAGCGTGCTCAGGAAGCATCTGGAAGCCAGCCTCTTCATAATATGCCTTCTGCTGTATCCCTGAGCCTTTCTCTGTCTGCAAGCCATCAGGAGGCCATGCAGTAGGAACATTGTCAGCCCACGTCTTAACGGCACTGAATGCTTCTGCAGGAGATACCTGCCGCGCCTTGTAAGCGCGAGTGAGATAAAATGCTTCGTTCTCAATATCCCAGGCTAATTGCACATGCGCCTGCGGGTGGTCCCAGCCAAAGTCCATGCCATCAATGACAAGCCAGTGGTCAGGGATAGGAAACGGATCGCATTTAATGAAATCTTCGCCAAGGTCATAGATGCGACCATGTCCGAGCATTGGTATGCCCTTAGTTCGCATATCCCTCTGGTGTGGAGGATAGGATTCAAGCAGGTCTTTCTTGACCTTCTCGCTCAAGTGAGGCGCATCGTCCCAGCCTACGTTCATGCAGTGCTGACCTGATGACGGGTTATCCATAAACGCGATAACGAGGTCTGTGCGTCCATTCTCAGGAGTAAACGTCAGGATTCCGCGACCACCATTACCCTTGTCTCCAGTCGCAGTACGAGTAAGCACCTGAGGATAAATAGTCGCATCTTTTGGCTCTTCATCGATATGGAACCAGTCAACAGCATCACCCATTAGCGCATGCTGGCCTTGTGAGTACGACCAGAACTGAATCTTTGATAGCTGACCTGACTTGTGCCTGATATAAGCAGATCGCACTGCATTAGGTGTACCCTGCATTGGTTCAGTATCGACAATCAACTCGCCGGGGATTAATCCGCCTTCCCACCCATTGTCAGTGCGACGGCCAAGAATTGGCGTCTGCAACAGGTCTCGGCATTTCTCTCCAGAGTATCCGAGACACCAGATTAATGGTGCGTGATCGAACCTATGTCCATCCCACCCCTCAGGGTAATCGCCCATTGCATGGATGGCGTCTATTCCTGTCCCGGTATCAGTCTTACCAGTACGGTTAGCTGCGATTAGTGCAACCTGAGTGAACTTTGCAGTTGCAGCGATGAATTTCTTTTGCCATGGATATCGTGACTTATAGAAGCGTTTATATCGGTAAACATTCTCACGGCGCTGCTTCTCTTCCAGGAGTTGGACCAACTCAATCTTCTGCACTCTGGTAAGCGGTGGAAGCTTGTCCATCCCTCAACTCCTTAAGTCGGCGCTCAATCTCCTCGTCAGATAAATCGGAAACTGACTGCTTGACCTCTTTCTTCTCTGCCAGACCAAGGTCTCTTGCGATAATATTGGCATTCAACAAATCAGCCGCCGCCCCAGAGAACTTCTGGTCATAAATAACTTTCTCTGCTCGCGTGACGACCCCTAACAAATCTTCCTTGTCACGATAATTCCGCCACGTGTCATCACTGATATCGAGAAACAAGCAAAGACCAGTGAGAGTCATTGCTCTCATCTTGGCTACAGGCTCTTGCGTCACCTCGCCTTGATAGGCGAATGGCTTCATCTCCCACAGCGGATTGTCTTCTACCCACTGGAAATACTCGCAGCAGGCAGACCAAAGTTGATCACCAGATTCAAACTTTGGATTTCGCCCATGACTGCTACGGGCCTCCCAGAATCGGTTACCCTTTGGTGCTGCCATAAATCACCTTAAGCCTTAGTGAATGCCTGCGCGTATTCAACCGAACGCCCGGGTGTTAACTGGATAACGCTCATATCACCCAGCGGCAGAAAGCCGGCGGTAATCTTTGCGTTGCACTTGATAGTGAAATCAGCGCGATCTGTACTTACCACGATGTCGTAGTCAGTTGCCGCTGTACCGCCTGCTGCTACCACCTGGAAATATTCGGTTTTGGTAGATGTTGCTTTAACGCCCACCAACCCGCCATTAGGAAAGCGAGAAGCGGCGATATGCGCCTTAACCACTGGAACAAGACCAGCAACAGAACCAGCCGTTGCTGTTTGCATTTCGGTAATAGCCATTACTTAGCTCCTTTCTTTTTCTTCTTGCCGGCCTTGCTCATAGCAATGGCGATAGCCTGGTCTTTTGGCTTACCAGCTTTGATTTCGGTTGCGACGTTCTCACCGATAATCTTTTTTGATTTACCCTTCTTTAGCGGCATGCTCTGCACCCTCACTAATCAATACTGATTTCAGTAGCTCTAACGTACCGAGCGCTTCACATAAACTGATGTCACCGTCATATTCATGGACGACACCACTAAGCCTGTCGAAAAGCTCTTGGGTGATGGGGAATTTCTTCTCCTTTCCCAGATCAACGACACATGCCATGGTTACGCTCCAGCGGTGAACAGAGTTAATGCTTCCTGCGCTTCACGAACAGCTTTATCAACCCGAGATACCGGAGTTGGCTGTGCAGCCGCAAGAACAAGCTGGTCTTTGAACAACTCAAACTTGAGCTTGTTACCAGCTACGAAGGTGATCGCCTTTTCTGCTGCTGCGGTATCACTCTGAACCAGGCGAAGGATATCGAGGTTCATCTGCTGTAATCTCTGCCATTGTTGGCTCCGGTTGTTGTATTGCATCGACTCACAGGAATGTCGATGACCAGATGAAGAATGCGAATCCTGACGCTGCGATAACAAGCGCAGATGCGATGTAGAAGAAGTGGTGAATGAAGGTGATGATTCTGTCTATCAGTGTTGGCTTTGTCTCATGATGATTGAGAACGTCATCGCGTATGAGTGATATTCCGTAGAGTAATGTTACTTCGCGCTCTCGCTTTCTCATCGCTTACCTCAGGCACTGCGTGTTGATGTATTCCTGCAGATAGCCAACTTGTTTCGTTACGGTGACGATTCGCTCTCTGAGGGTGAAATAATCCCGTTGAGCGGAGTCTGTAAGTCGGGGGCCGGAAGCATCGCCCATGCCGCCGGTGCTGGTCGCTCCGTTCGCGTGACATTTTGCGTTGACGCGCAACCCACACTTGCCATCACGAACGCAACGCTGCAAATCATCAAGCTGCTTTTTCGCATCAGCTAATTCCTGAGTGTATTTAGCATCCAGAGCAGCAACGTCTCGCTGCCGGGTTGTCATATCGGTGATGGTTGCGTTAGCCAGATTCAGCGCCTGAGTTTTCTCATCGAGCTGCTTCTTGTATTCAGTGGCGTTGTCGCGATAGTGATTAACAGCCCAGCCAAGAGACACGATGATGCAGACGACTACAGCAATGATAATTGCGGTTAACCGGCTCATGATAAGAACAGCGCTCTTTCTCGCTGCCTCCTAGGTAGAAGAATATCGGGGTCATTACCGGCCTTCTTCCAGAGCAGGAATGCATCAGCGGCAGTCTGATAGTTATTCAGGTTGAGCTGGCGAAGCACTGTAGAACCTGCAAATGCTGTTTTGCCGATATTGAATATCAGGCTGCACAAAGCATCGTACTGATTTTGATTAAGCGGGGAGCGCACCAGGCTACCTATTGCATCCTCTACCCACCGCAGGTCAGCCTTCAAAAGCTCAGATGATTTGTCTGCTGTGATGGTCATGCCAAGAGCAACTGGCTTGCCGTCAACCTTCCCGGTATGGCCAACACCGATTGTTGGTATGCCGCGACTGTCGAGATAGGCTTTAAGCTTTTCGCCCTCTTCACGTTTAAGTTTGGTTATTCCGTTACTGCTGATTTGCATCATCGACTCCGGCTTTTTTGGCTGCGAAGCGTTTGATTAGCGAACCGATCGAGTCAGTGCCGATGTAGCCGATGAACACACTTGCTATGTAAGCAAGGTTGCTAGTCAGGCCAAAGAAATCGAGGAGGTCACGAACGAACCAGGCGATAATGGCGCACATCATTGCGTCGATTACTGTCTTAGTAAACGCACCGCCATTATATCTTCCGCGAAGGTACGCCATTGCAAACGCAAGGATTGCCCCTATGCCTTGTTCCTTGGCCGCCATGATGGCGGATAACAGGTCATGTTTTTCGGGCATTTTCATGTCTTACCCCCAGAAGGGGATCTGTTCAAATTAGGAATAGGGATGATGGTCGATTGAACAAATCCAGGATACGTTCTCAGTAACGTGGTTTGTTCGTGACTAAAGGCATGAGCAAATCAGGCAGGAGGCTGTTAGCGCAGTCTCTTGCCGCCCATCTTCACGAAGCCCAGCCATGTGCTGGGTTTTCTTTTTTGAAGCGCACTAGACCACCGTAGCCACAGATATTCAGCAATTAGTTGGTTGGGTCTGGTTCTTGGTGGTAATGCGCTTTAAAAAAGCCAGCGGCGATGCTGGCAAGATGAGGGTAGTACGTTGAGCTTTCGCTCTTATGGTCCTGGCGGGTAGATGCGCGACGGAAAGCGTATCCGGGATGCACGATGTGCGTCGAGTGCCAGGGCGAGATGGAGTTACGGAATAAGCAGAGGGGAATGTGATGGATAGGGCCGAAATTGATTTAATTCTTGAGAGTAAGCCAAGGAAGTTTCACAGGAACAACCTTGTTAAAGGTGTTGGTAAAAATGATTCACCTTTTTGCACTGGGGCAGAGTTCAATGGAAAGGTGATCAACCATAGAGCTTATGATATTTGGTGTGGAATGCTGCAGAGGACTACATGCCCTTCTTTCCAGAAAGCACATCAACACTACAAAGGCTGTTCGGTATGTGAAGAGTGGCTTACTTTCACAAACTTTTTCTCATGGTGGAAGAAGAATCATGTAGATGGCTGGGAGTTGGACAAGGACTTCACCGTAATTGGCAATAAGGTTTATTCCCCAGAGACATGTATTTTTATCCCTAGCCAACTCAATTCCTTTATCAATGCAAAAGTAAAACACAGCAGTGAATTGCCTGTTGGCGCTATGTATGTTCCATCACTTTCAAAATTCAAAAGCGTAATCAATTTCATGCGGCAATACCATTATCTCGGGTTGTTTGAGACAGCGGAGGATGCCCACCTTGCATGGATTACCAAAAAGATAACATTCGCCTACGAATTTAAAGAAACATGCAATCTGATTTCCCCTCGGCTTTTCGACGTGTTGCTCACTCGCGTTTTGGCGCTATCAAGCGCACCGACCAAGTACGAAATTGCCGAGCGGATCGCCGAAGAAATCGAAACAGCAGAACACTTAAAACGCCTCCGCGCTATGCGGGCGGCATGAGGAGAGATTATGGGAAAGATGACGTTTGTATTTGAGTATGAGGACGGTAAAGAACCTCCAGTCAACGCGGGGATGGAGTTTATGGGCGGGAAGATTGTTGCCGCGGCTTTTCGTGATGCTCTCGAAGAGCCTGAAGTATGTGATGCGCTTGAGCCAGACCCTGATTATCTGGAGAGAATACGCAATCAGCTATGACGCAACTGATAGCCAGTTATGAGCTGGCTATTGGGTGCGAATGCACTGCCACGTTATCCCTTTTCCCCGGCACCTCGCCGGGTTCTTTTTTGCCTGGAGAAAACCATGAGCGACATTATCCAACTGACGCCAAATAAGTGGGTATCAGAAGAAGTTCTGATGGCTATTACTGGCCTGACAAAGAACGCGATCAAGTCAGCACGCACAAATTCATGGATGGAGGGTCGAGAGTATCGTCACTATTCCGGCGACTGTCAGCCAAAGGAGAACTCCCCTATCCTCTACAACCGACACGAAGTTGATAATTGGGTTGAACGTCAACGACCGGCGATCCCGCGCCAGAAATCTGCTTAAATACCCTCCCCATTAAACTAACGCAGGAGATTTTATGTCTGGTTATCCAACTGGAGTGGAGAACCATGGCGGCACTTTGCGCATATGGTTCATATATAACGGAAAAAGGGGCAGGGAAAACCTTGGCGTTGTTGATACTGCGAAGAGCAGGCGCATTGCTGGAGAGCTTCGCGCCTCTGTTTGTTTCGCTATAAAAACGGGTTCATTCGATTACGCCAGGCAGTTCCCACAGTCACCAAACCTGAAGAAGTTCAATATCGCGCCGCCGGGGATAACTGTTTCTGAGCTGGCAGCTAAATGGCTGGAGCTTAAGAGGATGGACCTAACCCTTAACGCCCATCTCCGATATGTATCGTACATCACGATCGGAACCGATATTCTCGGTGGCAACAGGATGGTTGATTCTATAAGTCATGAGGATGTTCTTAACGTAAGGAAGGAATTGCTGACGGGCTACCAGATATGCGGTGCGCACCAGAAAAACAGGTCAGCAAAGAAAGGAAGGACGGTCAGGACGGTTAACGTCTACGTTACCTGCATGAAGGGAATGTTTGATTTTGCGGTATTGAATGGGTACATAAGCAAATCACCATTTGCTGCAGTTACCCCGCTCAAAAAATCTAAGTCAGATCCTTCACCACTTACCCGTGATGAGTATCATCGTTTTCTTGAAAAGTGCCCATGCGAACAGATACGTAATCTGTGGAAGCTTGCGTTTAATACTGGCATGCGACACGGTGAGATATGCGCACTGGCATGGGAGGATATCGACACCAAAAACTGGACGATTCGAATCAGCAGGAACCTTGCAATTTCAGATCACTTCACGCCGCCAAAGACAGAAAGCGGGAACCGGACAATCAACCTCACCACTCCGGCTATCGAAGCGCTAAAAAGCCAGATGGCTTTTACCAGGATGGGGAAACAACACCAGATAGACGTTCACCTAAGAGAGTTTGGCAGAACTCGCCGGGATGAATGCACATTTGTTTTTGTTCCAAGGCTAACGGCAAGGAATGGAAAAGGAGGTGAATGGTACTCGCCCGGGTCATTCTCAGGCACGTGGAACAACATATTAAGAAGGAGCGGGATTCCCCACCGCAAGTCATATGAGTCTCGACACACATATGCTTGCTGGGCATTAAGCGCTGGAGCCAACCCAAACTTCATTGCGGCACAAATGGGGCACACGTCGGCGCAGATGGTTTACAGCGTTTACGGGAAGTGGATGTCAGATAACAATGACAATCAACTGGCAATATTGAACGCTAATTTTGGAGGGAATGCCCCACAGATGCCCCATGCCAAAAACGAGTAG